GGTGGCATCCGGAGGTTTTTTTTCTGGGGCGGAGATTTGTGGGCGGGGGTGTCGCTATCAGTTGGAGTTATTGATGGACGTTTCTGGACAAGAGACGCCTCGCCGGACTGGTGGTCGTCCTGAGTACAAACCTACGGATGATCAACGCGCGCTTGTGCGCCGGCTGAAGACCGAGGGCAAGTCCATCGGCGCGGTCGCCCAGGCGATCGGCGTTTCGCGCAACACGCTGCGGAAGCACTTCGCCGAGGAGCTGAAGGTCGAGCCGCCGGCCGAGCAGCAGCTCGCGCTGGGCGGGGCCCACCAGGTCGTCGAGATCCCGCGACCCGTCGGGCGGCCGGAGTTCGAACCGAGCCAGCGCCAGCGCGACGACGTTCGCCTCTGGGCCGCCGACGACTGGTCGGAGGAGCGCATGGCGCAGCAGCTCGGAATCGCCCGGGAGACGCTGCGCAAGCACTTCGCCGACGAGATGCAGTACGGCGCCGACAAGGTTCGCACCCAGGTGCTGCGCGACCTCGAGCGCAGTTCCCGCGCCGGTCGCACGGGTGCCTCGGTCAAGCTGCTGGACATCACGTCCAAGGTGGCGCCGCCGGCGGCACCGAGGCCGGAAGTTCCCGATCTCGGCAAGAAGGCGCAGGCCGTGGTCGACGCGAGGACCGCCGAAGTCGGCACCAGCTGGGCCGAGCTGACGACGCCTGCCCACTGACCATGGAAACGTGGGACCTCTCGTGCCCGGACTGGGAAGCCCGGCTGCGCGAGGGCCGCTCGCTGGTTCCGAAGCTGCCGCTGGACGCCGCCATCGCCGCCCGCGCCGTCGGCATCTTCAACAAGCTCCGCCTCTACGACGTCATCGGCAACCCGGCGATGGCCGAGGTCGCGGGCGAGTGGTGGCGCGACATCGTGCGCGCCATCTTCGGCTCGATCGACGCCGCGACCGGCATCCGCCACGTCCGCGGCCTCTTCTGCATGGTGCCGAAGAAGAACGCCAAGACCACCAACGCCGCCGGCCTGATGCTGACGGGCCTGGTGATGAACCAGCGCCCCTCGGCCGAGATGTTGCTGACGGGCCCCAGCCAGGAGATCACCGAGAAGGGCTTCGCGACCATCAAGGGCATGATCGCCAACGACCCGGAAAACTACCTCCAGAAGCGCTTCCATATCGCCAACCACACCAAGACGATCACCGACCGCACCAACGAGGCCCTGCTGAAGGTGAAGACCTTCGACGAGGACATCGTGACCGGCGCCGTGGTCGCCGCGGCCGCGATCGACGAGATCCATCTCCTCGGCCGCAAGCCGCGCGCCGCCTGGATCATCCAGCAGCTGCGCGGCGGCATGGTGACGGTGCCCGAGGCGTTCTTCGCCATGATCACCACCCAGTCGTTCGACACGCCGGCCGGTGTCTTCTACGACGAGCTGATGCTGGCGCGCGCGATTCGCGACGGCAAGGCTCGGGTCGACACGCTGCCGGTGCTCTACGAGTTCACCGAGGCGCAGCAGAAGGACCGCACCTTCTGGACCAACCCGGCCAACTGGCACCTGGTGACGCCCAACCTCGACCGCTCGATCCGCCTGCCGCGGCTGGTTTCCGATTACGAGGAGGCCAAGCTCAAGGACGAGAAGGACGTCCGCACCTGGGCGTCGCAGCACCTCAACATCGAGATCGGCCTGGCGCTGCACTCCGCGCGCTGGCGCGGTGCCGACTACTGGGAGCAGGCGACCGACGAGACTCTGGTCTCGCTCGAGGAGCTGCTGAACCGGTCCGAAGCCGTCACCATGGGCGGCGACGGCGGCGGCCTGGACGATCTTCTCGGTCTCGCCGTCATGGGCCGCGAAAAGCGCACTCGGCGCCGGCTGCTGTGGACGCACGCCTGGTGCCACGAATCGGTGCTGAAGCTCCGCCAGGAGGACGCCCCGAAGTTCCGCCAGTTCGAGAAGGCGGGCGAGATGACGATCATCACCGAGCTCGGCGATGACATGGAAGAGGTCGCCGACATCGCCGACCAGGTGGTGATGAGCGGGCTTCTGCCCGACAAGAACGCGGTCGGCGTCGACCCCGCCGGACTCGGTGGCCTGGTCGAGGCGCTGCTGCAGGGTGGCGTGCTGCGCGAGCAGATCGTCGGCATCTCGCAGGGCTGGCGTCTATCGGGCGCCATCATGACCGCCGAACGCGCGCTCGCCGACGGCACCCTGGTCCACGGCGGCCAGGCGCTGATGGCCTACTGCGTCGGCAACGCCAAGATCGAGCCCAGGGGCAGCGCCAAGCTGATCACCAAGCAGGGCTCCGGCACCGGCAAGATCGATCCGCTGATGGCCGCGCTCGACGCGCTGTCGGTGATGGAACTGAACCCGCTGCCCCGCGAGAACATCGGCCAGATGCTCGAGGAAGGCCGCCAAGTCTTTTAGCGGAGCAGCGGATGGGATTGTTTCGCCGGATCTTCGGGGGCCGAGAAAGCCGCTCGGCCTCGTTGCGGCCGGGCGATCCCGCGCTGGCCGAGCTGTTCGGCCTGGGCTCCGGCACCACCGCCGGCGTCTCGGTCACGCCCGAGAACGCGCGCGAGGTGCCCGTCGTCGATGCCTGTATCTCGCTGGCCGAGGACACGCTGGCCACCATCCCGCTCGATCTCTTCGAGCGCACCAAGGCCGGCCAGGGCGAGCGCCGGCCCGAGATGCCGCTGCACAAGCTGCTGCACGACACGCCCAACGACTTCCAGACCTCGGCCGAGTTCCGCCAGATGCTGGAAGGCTGGCGCCTGACGCACGGCAACGCCTATGCCGAGATCGTCTGGCGCGGCGACGGCTCGCCCGAGGCGCTGCTGCCCATGCATCCACTGGAGTGCCGCGGGTTTCGCCTGCAGTCGGGCAAGGTAGCCTATCGTTTCCAGCCGAGCGACGGCCGGCCGCCCCGGATCCTGACGGCGGGCGAGGTCCTGCATCTCCGCGACAAGCCCTTCAAGCGCGACCTGATCAGCGGCCAGTCCCGCGTCGAGCGCCACCGCAACACCATCGGCCTCGCCAAGGCGACCGGCGAATACCTGGCGCGCTTCTTCTCCAACAACGCCATCCCGAAATCGTTCCTGAAGACCGGCAAGTCGGGCCTCAGCGACACCCAGATCGACCAGCTGCGCGAGCAGTTCGAGCAGAAGCACGGCGGCCTCGCCAACGCCCACCGCGTCGGCGTGCTGCGCGGCGACCTCGACCTGGTCAAGCTCGGCATCGACAATGATTCGGCGCAGGTCATCGAGACCTATGCCGGCGCGATTGCTGACGTCGCCCGCGTCTACGGCACGCCGCTGCACATGATCGGCGAGACCACGAAGCAGACCAGCTTCGGCACCGGCATCGAGCAGATGTCGATCGGCTTTGTCGTCTATCACATGCGGCCGAAGTTCGTCGTCTGGGAGCAGGCGCTCAACCGCGCCCTCATGTCGACGGCGATGCGCGAGCGCTTCTACTTCGAGTTCAATGCCGACGGCCTGCTGCGCGGCGACTTCAAGACCCGCATGGAGGGCTACGCGCTCCTCGTCCAGTGGGGCGTCGTCACCATCAACGAGGTCCGCCGCCGCGAGAACCTGCCGCCGATCGACGGCGGCGACGAGCGCCTGCACCCGCTGGCCTACGCGCCGGCGTCGAAAATCATGGAAGTCCTGATGCGTGGCAAGGCCGCGCCCAGCGAAGGAGATCCCAATGGAGCGTGAGACCCGCACCTTCAAGGTCGAGGGCCTGAAGATCGAGAAGCGCGAGGGCAAGGCCCCGCGGCTCGTCGGCCATGCCGCCGTGTTCAATTCGCTGAGCGAGAACCTCGGCGGCTTCCGCGAACAGATCTCGCCCGGCGCCTTCGCCGAGGCGATCGAGAAGGACGACGTCCGCGCCCTGTTCAACCACGATTCCAACTTCGTGCTGGGCCGCAACCTCTCCGGCACGCTCCGGATGTCGGAAGACACCCGTGGCCTCGCCATCGAGATCGACCTGCCCGACACCCAGACCATCCGCGACCTGGTGGCGGCGCCGATCGAACGGGGCGACGTCAGCCAGATGTCGTTCGGCTTCTCGGTTCGCCCCGGCGGCCAGGACTGGGCGAAGGACGAAGAGGGCCAGGTCGTGCGGACGCTGAAGAAGCTGCGCCTGTTCGACGTCTCGCCCGTCACCTTCCCGGCCTACCGCCAGACCGACATCGCGGTGCGCGAGATGCGTGCCTGGGAAACCTCGCTGATCGTCCCGCCCGCCATCCCGTCCCGCCTGCTGCGGGCGCGAGAGCTGGAAGCAGCCATCTAGAGACACCGCCCGCAGGGCGGCCCGCGCCGGCGGTCTTCCGGCTTAACAGGAGGCTCAACTATGAGCGATCGTCTGAAGGCCCTGCGTGAAAAGCGGGGCGAAGCCGTCGTCAACATGCGTGCGATCACCGAGTTGGCGGAGAAGGAGAAGCGCGACCTGACGGCCGAGGAGCTCGACAAGCACGGCACGATCTACAAGACCGTGGACGGCTTGCGGCTGCAGATCGAGGCCGAGGAGCGCCAGATCGAGGTCGACCGCCAGACCGCGTCGCGCGAGATCCAGAACCGCGACGACAAGAACGACAAGGCCGACACGCCCGAGAAGCGGGCGATGAAGGGCTTCCGCACCTATCTCGCCACCGGCCAGGTGACGGGCGAGGGTGCCGAGGAGTTCCGCGCCCTGCAGGCCGGCAACTCGGCCGAGGGTGGCTATCTCGTGGCGCCGCAGCAGTTCGTTGCCGAGCTCATCAAGGCGGTGGACGACCAGACCTTCATCCGCGAACGGGCCCGCAAGTTCCCGCTCGAGAAGGCGACGTCGCTCGGTGTGCCGACGCTCGACACCGACCTCAACGACGCCGACTGGACGGTCGAGCTCGGCACGGGCTCGGAAGACACCGCCATGCGCTTCGGCAAGCGCGAGCTGTCGCCGACGCCGGTGGCCAAGCTGATCAAGGTCAGCAAGAAGCTGATGCGGGTCTCGGCCCTGCCGATCGAGCAGATCATCCTCCAGCGGATGGCCTACAAGTTCGGCGTCACCCAGGAGAAGGCCTTCCTGACCGGCTCCGGCGCCGGACAGCCGCTCGGCGTCTTCACCGCAAGCTCGGATGGCATCAGCACCGCCCGCGACGTCTCGACCGGCAACACCACGACGGCGATCGGCTTCGACGGGCTGATCGAGGCCAAGTTCTCGGTCAAGGCCGCCTACTGGCCCAAGGCCGACTGGCTGTTCCACCGCGACGCGGTGAAGAACATCACCAAGCTGAAGGACGGCGAGGGCCAGTACCTCTGGCGCATGTCCGTCCGCGACGGCGAGCCCGACACGCTGCTCGGCCGCCCGCTGATGGTGAGCGAGTTCGCGCCCAACACCTTCACCACCGGCCTCTATGTCGGCATGTTCGGCGACTTCTCCAACTACTGGATCGCCGACGCGCTCGACATGCAGGTCCAGCGCCTGGTCGAGCTCTATGCCGCGACCAACCAGGACGGCTTCATCGGCCGCATGGAGAGCGACGGCATGCCGGTGCTCGCCGAGGCCTTCGCCCGCGTGAAGCTGGCCTAGTCCGCCAGGCTCAACCGACCCGATGAAAACGGCCGCTTCGGCGGCCGTTTTCGCATCCATCTTCCACTCTCTCCATTGGGGCATCCCATGCATCCTTCTCTTCTCAATGACGTAAAGGTCACCGTCGTGTCGCCGGCGGCCACCGCGGCCACCACGGCCATCGAGTCCGATATCCTCGATATGTCGGGCTACGAAGGCGTGGTCTTCATCGCCATGCTCGGCGACGTTTCCGACACGTCGGTGCTCACCCTGGCGGCGCAGCAGAACATCGCCAACAGCGGCACCGGCATGGCGACGCTCGCCGGCAATGCCACGTTCACCGCCGGCGCCAGCAACGCCGACTCGAAGGCGTTGGTGCTCGACGTCTACCGCCCGCGCGAGCGCTACGTGCGCGCCTACTTCACCCGCGCCACCGCGAATGCGGTCATGGGCGGCATCATCGCCATCCAGTACGGCGCCGCCAAGAAGCCGCAGAGCCAGGCGGCTTCGGTCATCGACTCCGAGACGATCATCGAGGCGGCCGAGGCTTAGGCCGCCCATCCCTTCAACTCCGAGCGCATAGCGCTAGACGGCGCCGGGGCCTGGCAGCCCCGGCGGCACGTCGCAGCAAAGGAGACTTGCCATGGTCGACGCAACTTACGGCCCCAAGGTCTATCGCAAGGACGGCGGCAACACCCAGGTCATCGCCAGCGGCGGCGCCCAGGTGGTCGAGTCCGGCGGGTATCAGGATTTCGAGAGCGGCGCCGAGCTGCGCCTGGCTGGCACGGCGGTGGCCGCGACCGCCGCCGAGGTCAACCGCGCCGCCGACCTCTCCGCGCGCATCGTGGTCATCACCGCGACGGCCGCGATCACCGAGGCCGACCACGAAGGCAAGACCTGCGTGCTGCGCGAGGCCGGCGGCAATGCCCTGGTCACCCTCACCATGCCGGCCGCGACCGGCGGCGGCGGGCGCTATCGCTTCGTGGTCGACGAGGTCAACACCTCCAACTACGTCATCAAGTCGGTGGCGGGCACCGACATCATGCGCGGCACGATCATCGGCGCCTCGATCACCGACTCGGCGACCGATGCGGCGCGCACGTGGACGGCGGGAGCCAGCGACGACACCATCACGCTCAACGGCACGACCATGGGCGGCGTGACGCGCGGCGACTGGATCGAGCTCGAGGATATCGCGGCCGATGGGTGGGCCGTCCGCGGCGTCATCACTCAGAGCGGCTCCGAGGTGACGCCGTTCAGCAACACCGTGGCCTAGCAGGGGCCGCGCATGTACGCCGAGCGCCACATCGTCACGGCGGTGACCGCAGCCGATGGCTCGGTCATCGCCTACTCGCCCGTTTTGACGGGCCGAATCTCCGCCATTCACTACGTGAAGGCGAGCGCCGGCAGCTATGCCGACACCGTGGATTTTGCCATTACGGCAGAAGCAACGGGCGAAGGTCTTTGGACCGAGGCGAACGTGACGGCCACCAAGACGGTGGCGCCGCGCCAGGCGGTGCACACCATCGCCGGCGTGGCGGCGGTGCTGGCCTCGGGTGGCGAGGCGGTGCGCGACAAGATCGCGCTCGCTCAAGACCGGGTGAAGATCTCGATCGCCAACGGCGGCGACACGAAAACCGGCACCTTCCACGTCGTGATGGAGTGACGCCATGCGCGTGAGGATGAAGACGCAGTATGCCGGCCCGGGCGGCAGCGCCGGGCCGGGCGTGACCATCGACCTCGAGGAGGCCGAAGCCAATGGCCTGATCGCCGGCGGCTATGCCGAAGCCGTGCCGGCGGCGCCTGAGCTCGCGCCGGAACCGGCGGCCGCCCCCGAGGCTGCCCCCGTGCCCGCGATCGAGACCGCCACCGCGCCGGCGCCCGAGACCGCGCAGAGCCCGCGCGGCCGCCGCTCCTACGCCAAGCGCTGATCCATGCCGCGCCTCGCCAACCGGCCTGACCTGGTCGTCACCACCACGGCGGTGTCGGCAGGCGAAGCGAACCGCCGCCTGACCACGGCGGCGATCTTCCGCGCCTCGACGGGCATCGGCGTGGCGGGCGACGACACCGAGATCGAGAAGGCCATCGACCGCGTGAGCGAGCTGCTGGTGCGCGAGTGCGGCCTGGTCGAGACCGCCGGCGGCGAGCGACCGACCTTCCGCAACGAGCGCCTCACCGCCACCTGGTACGAGACGGGATATTGCCGCGGCGACGTCCTCAACCTGCCGTGGCGGGTGCCGGTGACCGGCCTCACCTCGGTGGTCGAGAATGGCGTGACGCTCACGGCCAACACCGACTTCGTGCAGATCGACGCCAAGCCCGGCCGGCTGCGCCGCCTCTCCGCCGGCCAGCCCACGCTGTGGTCCTCGTCCGGCATCGTCGTAGTCTTCAACGCGGGCTGGTCCGCCGTCACCGACGTGCCGCCGCTGGTCGAGGCGGCGGTGCTCGAGCAGGTCAAGGCGCAGTGGCTGGCGCGCAAGCGGGATCCGCTGCTGCGCTCGATCGCCGTGCCCGACTTCGCCAGCGCGAGCTATTCCGTCGGCGGCGGCGACAGCATGGGCGATGCGGCCATCCTGCCGCAGGTCCTCAGCGCCATGGTGCCCTACTGGAACCCGGCGCGGTGAGAGGCTCGCCGTGAGCCTGTTTTCCCTCACCGCAGACATCGTCGCCGCGCACGGCGAGAGCATGACGCTGGCCCGCCAAGGCGAGGGCACCACCATCGCGCTCAAGGGCAAGCGTGTGCCCGGCACCACCGTGACGGTCGGCAATTCGGCCGAGCAACAGAGCTTCCGGGTCAAGATCGGCACGGCCGAGCTCGCGGCCTCGGCATGGGCGGTGAAGGTGCCGAATTCGGGGACCGACTCCCTCACGGTCGACGGGCGCGAGCGCACGGTGATGGACGTGCGGCCGATCGGCGACGGCGGCACGGTGGCGCTCTATGAACTCGATGTTGTCGGCTGATGGGCGTCATCATACAGAACATCGGCCCGCCCACGACCCTCAAGGGCCTGGGCGAGTGGGTCAAGGCCAACACGATCGCGGTAGCGGAGAAGGCGCTGCGGGAGGAAGTGGGCAAGGGCTTCGACACCCAGCCGGTCGTCATCACCGATGGCATCCCGCGCCGTGGCTACGACCAGGTGCGGCCGTTCGGCAAGATCGAATTCGCGCGCCGTCCGCAGATGGCCGAGGCGGTGTTGTGGGCACTCGACCAGCTGCGGCGACGCTCGCCGGTGCGCTCGGGCCGCTATGCCCAGTCCCATGCCGTGCTTCTGAATGGCGTCGAGATCGGCGGCGACCTCCGCACGGCGCTGCTCGCGGTCAAGGACACCGACCGCGTTCAGATCGTCAACCCCCAACCCTATGCCAAGAAGATCGAAGGCCGGAAGGCCGCGAGCAAGGGCCGCGGCGCCAGCCGGGTGAAGACCGCGGCGGTCGAAGGCCTGAGCCGCCAGGCGCCACGCGGCGTCTATGAGCGGGTCGTGCTGCCGCTGTTGGTGCGCCGCTACGGGCGCTCGATGTTCTTCGATTTCAAGTATGTGAAGCTCGACACCGGGCTCAAGGTGAAGGGCTATCAGGGCGGCGGAGCGAGCCGCAAGCGCATCATGCGCGATCACGTTTACCCGGCCCTGCAGTTCTTCATCAAGCCCACCGGCCTCGCGAGCTAGGGAGTCGACCATGGCCGGTGACACTCTCCGCGATGCGTTCCGCGCCGAGCTCGCCACAGTGCTGGCTGTCTCGCCGTCGATCCCCTGGACGGTCAAGGACACGCTCAACACCGCCGAGCAACCGGCGCCGCCGGCCGCCGCCGTGGCTGGCAGCGCCGCCGGGTATTTCGAGATCGAGTTCCCAGGCGGCAGCGAGGCTCAATTCACCTTCGGGGCACCGGGCGCCAATCTTCATCGCGAGCAGGGCCAGGTCACCATCCGCGCCGTCACCCGGCTGCGGTCAGGCACCACCAACCGGGACCTCGCCGAATCGTACCTCGCCACCGTGCGCGACCGCTTCCGGATGCGCCGCTTCGCCGCCGGTTCCCGCTCGATCCGCATCACCGCCGTGGCCCCGATGGGCGGCGGTTTCGACGAGGGTGGCATGTGGGTGGAAAGCGTCGCGCTCGGTTACGAAATTTACAACGTGGGCTAGTCGCCCGTCTCAGAGGAGCCATCCGCTATGGACAGCGCAAACAAGCAATCCGCCATCATTGCGGAAGTCACCATGGGCACCACGCCGGCGACGCCGGCTTTCCTGCTCCTGCGCGATACCCGCGTGAGCGGCTCGCCGCAGCGCTCGGCGTCGCGTTCGCCGGAACGCCGGAGCGACCGCATGGCCGCCAACATGACCTCGGGCCTCTTCACCTTCCCCAAGACCATCGAAACCCCCTGGGTGCGCGATGCCGCCACCGACGTGCTGTGGGAGTCGGTGCTCTGCGGCGCGTGGAGCACCAACGTGCTCAAGAACGCCAGCACGAAAAAGCCCTTCACCCTCGAGGAGAAGTATGAGGGCGGCGCCACCGACCCCTACCGCCGCCTCGCCGGCTGCCTGGTCGACTCGCTTTCCATCGGCTTCCGCAACGGCGAGCCCGGCACCATGTCGTGGGGCATCCGCGCCATGGCCGAGACGGCTGCCACCTCGGCGATCGCGAGCTCGACCTACGCGGCGCCGACGCCGGGCTACGATCCCTCGACCCCGGCCGATATCGTGGTGGGCGACCTCTTCAGCGTGAGCTCGCCCAAGGTCATGGCGCTCAACATGACCATCAGCAACAACATGCGCGACCAGCATTCCTGGGGCAGCAATTCGCCCTTCGGCATCGGCCTCGGCCTCTTCGATATCAGCGGCTCGGTGAGCTTCTACTTCAACGCCTCGGCCGACTACTCGACCTTCATGACCCGGCAGAGCGGGCTCGACCTCTCGCTCACGATCGGCTCGACCACCAACTACAAGGACACGCTGCTGCTGCCCTACTGCGACGTGTGGAACCCCGACGTCGACGATCCGGGGGCGACCGGCGACCACATGGTCACGCTCAACTTCATGGCGCGCTACGACTCCGGCAGCACCTCCGCCATCACCCTCACCCGCCTGGTCGCCTAGTGCGCCCAGGCGCCCGTCAATTCATCGCAGAGGAGCGCCCGGCCATGGAGGGCAAGTATCTCGTCGAGGCGAACTTCCACGTCTACGAAAGCCAGGGCGACGGCAAGCCCGAGGAAAAGCGGGCCTTCACCAAGGGCATGGTGGTGGAAGCCGCGGACATTCCCCAGGGCCACACCGGCGACGATTGGGTGGCTAAGGGACTCGCCAAGGCGGTCTAGCGACCGTCCAGCGGTTCCAGCGATGGGCCGCGAACCGAGGCCCCGGCGCGGTCGGCGCCGGGGCCTCACCTCACCGACCGGAGGCACCATGTCAAAAGAAGTCTACCAGTTCGACGGCATCGAGCCGATGCAGCGCAACCGCGAGATCGAAGGCGAGAAGGGCACCGAGCTCGGCCTGCCGGGTGGCATCACCCTCACCGTGCTGGCGGCATCCGACGCCAACCCGCGGTGGCGCAATCGCGGCGACGAGATCGCCGCCGAGCTCAACCGGCTCCGCAATGCCCGCGCGCCGGGCGAGCGCACGCGAAAGTACCTCGCCACCATCTACTCGCAATGCCTGATCATCGGGTGGCGGGGCGTCAAGAGCCAGGGTGTCGAGATCCCGTTTTCGCCCGAGGCGTGCGCGGCCTTCCTGATGGCCGCCGACGATGCCTACGCCGTCGTCGACAACGTGGTCTACGAGACCAAGAATTTCCGCGGAGCCCGCATCGAAGCGGTGGTGGAAGCCGCAAAAAACTGATCCGGTGGGATAGCGAGAACGGCGCCGCGCTCAAAGGCTGGCGCGACGCCGTCGCCAAGGGCCAGGAGTGGGCCGTTGACAGGTTGCTATCGCGCCCCAGCCTCTCGACCGAGGCCGCCCGCTATTGGCCGGCCTTCCTCACACTCTCCCGTGACCGGCCGCACGAGTCGGTTTCGTTGGGCATGGGCGGCGGGCTTTCGCTTCCGCGACCGGTGCCGCTCGAGGCGATCCGCCGCGAGGGCGCGCGCCTTGGCCATACCGGCGAGGCGCTCGACGATTTCGTCGCCATCGTGTCGCACATCGACGATTTCTACGTCGAGCTCGAAGTGCGCCGCGCGGCCGACGAGGCCAGGGCCGCCGCTGCTCGGTCGCGCTCCAGGAAGTGACGGGTGATCCTCGATGGCCGAAGAAACCAAGATCATCCGCATCGTCGTCGACAGCTCGAAGGCTGTCGACGGTTCGGCGGCGGCGACGCGGGCGCTGGAGAAGCTCGAACGCAGCGCGGCCTCGATGGACGGTGCTATCGGCCGCATGGAGCGGGGCCTGACGTCGCTCGGCAGCATGGTCAAGGCGCAGCTCGCGCTGATGGTCGCCGAGTTGGGCGCGCGCTTCGTCCAGATGGGCAAGGATTCGCTCAACGCGGTGGCCGGCCTCGACGAACTGGCCGAGCAGCTCGGCGTCACCACCACCGGCCTGCAGGCGTTGCAGTTCTCCGCCGTGCAAAACGGCGTGAAGCTGGAGCAGCTCGAAACCGGAATCTCCAAGTTCTCGCAGAAGATGGGCGAGGCCGCCGGCGGCTCCAAGGAAATGGTCGAGGCCCTCACGGCGCTGGGCGTCAAGAACCTCGACGTCCAGGGCAAGCTCCGCCCGACCGAGGCGCTCCTGCAGGAGGTCGCCGCGGCGATCACCCGGATGGAGGATCCGGCCCGGCGCTCGGCCGCGGCGGTCGACTTCTTCGGCAAGGCCGGCGCGCGCATGTTGCCGATGCTGGCCGATATCGCCTCCGGTACCGATGCCATGGCCGCCTCGGCGAAGGCCGCCGGCGCCATGATCGACGCCAGCGTCATCAAGCAGCTCGACAAAATGTCGGACGAGGCGGAGAAATCCGGCCTCAAGATGCGCGCGCTGTTCGCCGAGCTCGCGGCGCCGATCGTCACCGCCGGCCTCGAGCGGGTGAACGGCCTGCTCGGCGGCATCGCCGACCAGCTCGAGCGCGGCAGGGCCTCCGGCAAGGGCTTCTGGGCCACGGTGCTCAACGACTCGCGTGCGCAAGGCCAGATCGGCAGCGGCCCCGGCGCGTTGAAACTCGCGACGCCGGCCGAAATGGAAGCCTTTAAGCGCAAGCAACTCGAGGAAGAGCTGGCGAAGCAGTGGAATCCCGACAGCCGGGCCCACACCCAGGCGAAGATTGACGCGCTCGGCAACGGTCAGATGCTCGACCGCCAAATCTCCTACGCATCGGAAGAGGATTGGGCGCGGCGCATTCCCTTGCCAGGGTCGGCTGCATTGCCGGGCGTAAGCACCAGCGCCGTCAAGGGCAGCGGCGAGAGCGCGGCCGAGAAGGCGCGCAAGGAGCTCGAAAAGGCAGCCAAGGCGGCCGAGAAGCTGCGCGAGGAATTCACCAAATCGACGGTCGAGCTCGAGCACCAGAACGTGGTGCTCGAGGCCGAAATGAAATTGCTCAACGCCGCGCCGGAAGTGCGGGCGCGCGAGCTGGCGCTCATCAAGTCGCGCCAGGAGGCCGAGCGGTCCGGTGCCGTGCTCGAGCAGGGCGCCGTCGATCGCCGCGCCGAGGCGATCACGCAGAACGAGCGGCTAAAAGGCCAGGCCGACGAGCTCAAGAAGGCCAACGAATTGTGGACCGAGCCGCTCAAGAACGCGCTCGGGTCCATCCAGTCGACCGCCGCCGACATGTTCGACTCGATGCTGGAGAAGGGGGCGTTTTCCTTCCAGGAGCTCGGCAACTTCGCGCAACGGATGATCCGCCGCATGATCGCGGAATTTGCCGCGCTCGCGGTGATCCGGCCCATGCTCGGCAGCCTCATGGGCGGCCTGACGGGCATCGGCCTGGTGAGCCCGGCGACGGCCTCGAGCCTCGGCTATGGCGGCGGTGCCGGCGGCGGCGGCTTTTCCATGCCGGGCATGGGCGGCGGCGGCCTCGGCAGCTTCGGCGGTGGCCTCGGTGACTGGCTCAACACGCCCTTCACCGGCGCCTATGCCGGCATGTCTCCGTCATCCATGCAGGGCGTGCCGATGTTGAGCGGCGCGGCCGGCGCGGGCCTCACGCCGCTCGGCGCCATTGCGGGCATCGCGTCGATGGGCATGGGTGCCTATAGCCTGGCGACCTCCAAGAGCACCGGCGGCAAGATCGGCGGCGCACTTAGCATGCTCGGCGGCGGCGTCGGCATGGCGTCCATGGCCGGCCTGCTGCCGATGCTCGGGGCTGCCGGCGGCCCGATCGGCATGGGCCTCGGCCTGGCGGGCATGTTGATTCCGATGCTGTTCGGCGGCGGAGAAGCGCCGCCGTTGCCGCCGCTCGCCGGCTCCAACATCCGCTTCAACCCCGGCGCCGGCGGGTACACCGCGGCCGAGACGTTCCAGAATGGCGGCGCCAGCCAGATGGGCCTCCACGGCGGCGTCGGCGGCACCCTCGACGCGCTGTTCAAGGCGACCGGCGGCAAGCTCGACGCCTCGAAGGCGCTCAGCGCGGCGATCTGGAACAACCAGCGCGAGGGCACGACCTCCACCTACATCGTCGACCCGGTGCTCGGCTCCAACCAGCTGAGCGAGGGCAGCGGCGACCAGTCGGCGGCCATCGACCGCATGATAGCCTCGGTGTTCTCGGGCAGCATCACGCGCGGCGCGCTCAGCGGCGCCTCGCCCACCCTGTCCACGGCGGTCGGCAACAAGGCGCCCGGCAGCGTGGCCGCGGTGCAAAGCCTGCTCTCTCTGGTCGACGCCTACGACAAGCTCGGCAAGGCGACCGGCCCGGCCGAGGCGGCGCTCAAGGAAATCAACGCCAGCTTCGAAAGCATGGCGGACGGCGCGCGGGAGTACGGCCTCGCCCTGGCACCCATCGAAGCCGAGCAGGCGAAGGCAACCAAGCGCTACGCTCAAGACTTCATCGACGGGATGCTTGACCCGCTGGCCGTGCAAATGCGCGCCCTTGAGGATGAGAAAAAGGCTTCACTCGCGAGCGCCGAATATATCCGCGACAACGTGGAGGGCGTTTATGTCGATATCGCCCGCATCACCGAGTATTGGAACGGCAAGCGGCTCGCGCTCGAGGAACAGCATTATGGCAACCTCCAAGCGCTGATTCGGCGCCTCACCTATGGCGACCTGGCCAACGCCTCGCCGGATACCTCTTACGCCGGCACGCGCGGCACCTATGAGGCGACGCTGGCGCAAGCCAGGGCGGGCAGCGGCACCGCTCTCAACAGCCTGGCCACCAGCGCCGAGGCGTATGCGAATTCGGCGCGCTCCTACTTCGCGAGCTCGAGCGAATATGCGGCCATCGTGGAGCAGATCAGGCGCGACCTCGAGGAGCGGGTGGGCGGCGGCGCGACGGGCACGGCGGGCGCGGCCAACAGCAACCAAGCCACAAACGCGGTCTTGCAAAGCAACGCCGAGCTTCGCGCGATGGTCGCCACCCTGGCCGACCGATTGAGCGCCGCCACCGATGCGCTGGCCGCGGCCACCGCGCAGATGCAGCGGCGGGCCTGATGGGCGATCCGGTCTACCTCCGCGCGGCACCACCGTGGCCGTTCGGCACCATCGCGCGCGATGTGGCGCGGGCATTCATCCTCTACACCGGCGTGGACCCGTCCAACCTCGGCAGCCATGAGGGCAAGGGCTATTTGCTGGCGATGACGCCTTTCGATGCGGCGCTCACGTTGGATATCCCGGCGCCGCCCATGCCGTTCGGGTGCATCGACCGGCGGACGGCGCGGCACTTCACCAGCCAGGGCGCGGCGGCAACCATCTATCCGGCGGCCACCGGCAACGCGGCCCGCTCGAGCGCGGGAGACGACACGCCGGCCGCCACGTGGGTGCCGGGCAAACTCTCGGGCGCCTTCAACTATGAAATCGCGCTCTTTGCGGGCAGCGACCCGGCCGGCGGCGGCTCGGCTACGGTCGGCATCCTCGAGCTCATCGACCCGGATGGCGAGCTCGACGGCTTGCGGACCCTCGGTTGGGACGGCGCCCCGCTCGAGGTTCGCCGGGGCGAGCCGGAATCCTACTTCAACACCTTCGCCACGGTGGCCAAGCTCACCACCGCCGGCCTTCGCTACAACACTCGGAAAAAGGAAATCCTGCTCCGCGATTTGGCGTGGCAACTCACGCAGGCCGAGCTCCATGGCTTGCGCTATGGCGGCACCGGCGGCGCCGATGGCGATGCCTCGCTTGCCGGCCGCATCAAGCCGCTCGCGCTCGGCTCGCCCTTCAACGTCTCGCCGGTGCTCATCAATGCCACCGGGCTCATCTATCAGGTGTCATGCACCTCGGTGCTCGCCATCGACGCGGTGAAGGACGGCGGGGCCGCGCTCACCTTCGATGCCAACTATGCCACCTATGCCCTGCTCGCGGCGGCCACGGTGGCAGCCGGCCACTACGCGACGTGCACGGCGCTCGGCCTGTTCAAGATCGGCGCCGCGGCGGTCTACATCATCACCGCCGATGTGCGCGGCGACAACGACTCCATCAACGGCATCACCTATCCGCACACCCGCGCCGCCATCGCCCGGCGCATCGTGACGGGCCGCGGCAACATTCGCTTGAGCGACGCCACGCAACTCGACCTCGCCGCGTTCGAATATCTCGAGCAGTACCAGACGGCGACGCTCGGCTACTATTGGGCCGCCGAAATCACGAAGGCCGACGCGCTCTCCGAAGTCATGGCGGGGTGTCTCGGTTGGTGGACAATGCGGCTCAACGGCACCCTGGCGGTGGGCCAGATCGAAGACCCGGCCACGGCGGCGCCTCTCTTCTCGTTGGCTTATCCGTCCGACTCCGGCGATGCCGAGTCGCGCGTCGATGAGCCTGCCATGACTGACTATCGCCCGCCGCGCCGCACCACGCTCATGGGATGGGCGCGCAACTATACGCCTATGAACGTCAACCAGATCGCCGGCGCGGTAGGCGCCGCCGCCTCGGCCATCCTGCAACGGCCGACCCGGTACACGACAAGTGAAGACCCATGGGTGAGCGCCGGATTTCCCACGGCGCCGGTGGTGACAGTCGACGGCGGCTTTGTCGAAGAGGCGCCGGCCACGCTCGAGGGCAACCGGCAAATGCGGCTGCTCCGCTCGAGGCGCGAGGTGTTCGAAATTCCCGCCGTGGTCGATCCCTTCGGCGATTACGCCGGCCGCGTCATCAACATCACCGGCGCCAACCGGCTCGGGCTCGGTGCGGCCCGCCGGCTCTTCTGCTTCGGCGTCGCGGTCAACGGCAACGCCAAACCGGTGCTGAAGCTGTGGGGTTAGCGCCGACGCGTCGCGTCGGCGCTGGCGGGCGGCAGGGCCTGCAGCGCAGCGAAGGCCCGAGAGCCTGCACCGGAATTATGAGGTAAGAAATGGCGCATCAGATCCTCGACCGGGTGCAGGAAACCACCACCAGCACCGGCACCGGCGCCCTTACCCTGGCCGGCGCCGTCTCCAAAATGTTGGGGCTCGCGGCGGCCGGCTTCTCCAACGGCGACACATTCCTCGGCCTCATCGAGCACGCCTCGGCCGCCGAGTGGGAAATCGCGCTTTGCACCTTCGCCAGCGCCGGGGCCGGGAGCATCACCCGCGCCACCCCGTTGAAGTCGAGCACCGGCTCGGCCGTCAATTTCTCGGCCGGCACCAAGACCATTTCGCTGATACGGCCCGCCGCTCCCCACGTGCGGCCCATTCGGACGATCACCAGCGGCACCAGCACCACGATGACCGCTGCGGACTATGAGCTTGTCATCAACAAGACGGTGAGCGCCGCGCACGCCGTGACGCTGCCGCCTTCGCCGGTCGCCGGCCAGGTGGTGGTTGTGAGCGACGGCAAGGGCGACCTAGACGTTGGCGTCTACAACATCACGGTGGCCGCCGCGTCGGGCAACATCAACGGCGCCGCCAGCTTCGTCATGCAGGCCGCCTATCAGTCGGCGACGTTCCGGTATTCCGGCACGCAATGGAATCGCGTCTAGGGCCGCCCGATGATCGGTGTTGCTCCTATCTCCTCGCTGCCGATATCGGCGGCACCCGCCTACTCGGCGCCGGCGTCGCCGACCGTCGCCAACATCGTCTTGCTCTCGCCGAAGGATTCCGACCTCGCGACCATCGCGGCGGGCTCCGCGGTCGCGACGCTCCCGGCGGCGAACCTGCAGGGCCAGCAACCCAAGAAGGTATGGCGAAGCGCCGGCACCGAGGATTACATCACGTTGAGCTTCCTGGCGCCGGTGGCCGCCAACATGCTGGCCCTCAACGGCCACAACTTCTCCGGCGCCGGCGTGTTCCGGGTGCGCGGGGCCGCCAGCCTGGCCGACACCACCGCGGCGCCGGCGATCGACACCGGGTGGCAGAGCGTGTGGCCGGTCACCGGCAAGCCTGCCGATGCGTACTGGCCGCGCCATCTCTCGGCCTTGCTGTGGGCCAACGATGCCCAATACCAATACTGGCGCGTCGACTTCGCCGACCCTGATGCAACGCAGACCTATATCGAGGCCGGCCGCCTGGCGCTCGGCCGCTACTGGCAGCCCTCCTACAATTTCGACCTCGGCGGCACGCCCCTCGGCTTCGACCAGGTCGACGTGCAGACCCGCACCGACTACGGCGAGATCTTCACCGACCGCCGCCAGCGCTCGCCGGCGCGGCGCTTCTCCCTGCAGATCTCGGCCAGCGACAAGCGCGAGACGCTCGACGGCGTAGCGGAAATCCAGCGCCTGCGCGGCGGGCACGGCGATGTGTTCGCGCTGCTCGATCCCAACGCCACCACCGACTTCCACCGCTTCTCGATGCAGGGCGTGTTCACGGCGCCGCAGGAACACCAGATCGTGCCGCAGTTCAGCGGCGGCGATGTGATGTTCACCGTGAGCCTTCCCCTTCGCGAAGTCATCTAGGAGCCCGCCCCATGTTCGGCGAAAAGACGCTGGCCTCGAGCACCATCACCGGCACGTCGGCCTATACGCTCGACGCCGCGGTCGGCGCCTTCAAGACGTGGCGGAGCCAGTTCGCCGACCTCTCCTCGGTGTTCTATTGCGCCGAGAATGCGGACGGCACGATCTGGGAAATCGGCTACGGCACGCTCACCTATGGTTCGCCGGACTCGATTTCGCGCACGCTGCTGGCCTCGAGCACCGGCTCGCTCATCACCTGGGTGGCGGCCGATGCGCCCATCTATGTTTTCTCGGCGCCCGTTTCCACCGCGCTCAAGCATCTTCTTTCGCCGCTCGCCGAAGCGCGCCCGGCCTGGCTGCCGCGGGCCGGGGCGTGGTGGGACTATGCCACCGGCATCGGGGTGCGCTGGATTCACAAGATGTGGACCGCTGCCGCCGATTTCGAGCTCGGCCGCTACGAGGCGGTGCCGGGCATCTATGTGGCGAGCCCGCGCAACTACTGGATCGACAAGGGCGCGGCCAACTACACCATCACCACCAACGATATCGGCAAGGTGTTCGAATTCGATATCGGTGCCGGATCGCGCACCGCAACGCTGCCCTCGGGCGCCACGGTTTCCCACGGCTTCCGCATCGGCGTCTACGGCTACGGCTCCGCCACCAACGAGGTGGTGCTCGATCCCAACGGCAGCGACGCCATCGACGACGGAAGCGGCGGCGCCAACGGCTCGACCATCGGGCAACAGCTCGTGTGGATCGCCTGGGACGGCGTGAAGTGGCGCACCGACTATTTCGCCGGGGTGGCGCCGGTCACGCGCGGCGGCACCGGGGTGTCTTCGCAGCCCAAGTTCAGCGCCTACCAGAGCGGCGCGCAGAGCATCCCCAACGCGGCCTATACCAAGGTCTCGCTGCAGACCGAGGAATTCGACACGGCATCGGCCTTCGACAGCGCCACCAATTACCGCTTCACCCCGCTGGTGGCGGGCTATTACCTGTTCAGCGGCGCGGCCGATATCAACTCGGGCGCTTCGTTCACCTCGGCACTGGCCGTGGCCAAGAACGGCTCGGTCGTAAAGGAAGGCAGCTTCATCGAAGGCGTGCGGCCCGTCGTCTCGGCCATCCTCTACATGAACGGCAGCACCGATTACGTGGAGATGCACGTCGCCCAGAATTCCGGCGGCTCGCTCAACCTCTCCGCCAGCGCCACCAAGACCTATTTTCAGGGCAGCTTCCTCAGCACCTGAGCCCACCCGCCCGACCATCCCTGGAGCTATCGCCATGAAGCGCATTCTCACGCGAGTCTTTGCCGCGCTCGGCCTCGTCGCCGTCCTCTCGGCCGCCGGCCTGCACCAGTTCGACCCGACCACCTCGACGCAGCTGCGCAGCGTCATCACCGATCCGGTCGGCACCGGCAGCCTGGTGTTCGAATCCCTGACGGCGACCGGCACCAACGTGGCGCGCACGCTCCGCGCCCGCTTCTCGGACAAGCTCAACGTCAGGGACTTCGCCGTCTGCGACGGCGCGACCGACGACACCACGGCGCTCAACGCCTGGCTCGCGGCCGTCGCCTCGACCGGCAAGGAGGGCACCGTCCCGGCCGGCACCTGCAACTTCACCTCGGCCCTCACGGCGGTGCTCGGCAACCAGCTCAAGATCACGTTCGGCGGCGAGCAGGCGGTGCTGCGGTATGTCGGCGCGTCGACCACGCCCGGCAACCTCATCACCTTCGGCGACGGCAGCACCCAGAAGAACGGCCTCGCGCTGGTCGGGGGCGGGCGCATCGACAGTTCGACCACGCTCGCCTCGGGCAAGGCGCTCTATATCCGCAAGACCCGCGACGTCGAGATCGACCTCGTGTTCGGCGAGGAGGCCACCTACAAGCTGGCCGATGGCCTGTGGCTGAGCGGCTCCTCGGTCACCAACCTCCACCACTCGCGCTTCTACGTTTCCGGCACGGCGGTGACGGCCAACACCGGCGTCGAGCTCAGCCTCAACAACGCCTTCATCCGGGGCCAGCTCTCGGCCGGCCACGGCACCGGCACGGCCGTGCTGATCGCCGGCGGCTTCGGCGGCGTCAACCTGCAGAACCTCTCGCAGCTCCAGAACGCCAAGGGCCTGGTGGTCAACCGCAGCATCGACACCGATGGCAATTCACAGATCTTCGGCGGCACCTCGCGGTGGGACACCAACAAGGACGCCTGCTGGGAGATCGACGACACCGTGGCCGGCGCCATCGGCAAGTCGATTGATTTTCAATCGGCCTGGTGCGCGTCGAGCAGCGCGACGGCCAACGCCGGCCACGGCGTCAAGATCACCAATTGGAACGGCGGCACCTTCAATGCCGGCGCCGGCACGATCAAGAACAACACCGGCGACGGCCTCAAGTTCGATGACGCCAGCGTGCGGGTCTTTCTCGGCAAGGGCCTGAATATCTCGTACAACCAAGTGTACGGCGTCAACGCCTCGGCGCCGATCACGATCTACACCGACGCGGCCCCGAATAACAACACTACCGCGAGCTATCACTCCAATGTCACCCGCTGCAACGTCTCGGGCTATTGCGGCGCGCGGGACTTCTATGAGGAAGGCACGTGGACGCCGACGATTCGCGGCAGCGGCACGGCGGGGACGAACGTCTACGCAACCCAAGTCGGGCGCTATACCCGTAAGGGCAACGAAGTGACGTTGACGGGCAGCGTGCTCATGTCGAGCAACAGCGTCGCTATGGTGGGGAACATCCAAATCGCAGGGTTGCCGTTCACGGCTGCCACCATGGGCGGCGAGGGATGGGCAGGCAGCATCGGCTACGCGCGGAACCTCACACACACGGCCGACTACAAGCAGTACGGCCTCTATATTGCCGACACCACGGCGGTTATCACCGTCTACGAGTTCGGCAAGGACGCCGCGACTCCGACGCCATTCCCGGTCGCCGGCAGCGCGGCGGATGGTGGCTTCGGCTCATTCACCATCACTTATCGGGCCGCGCCCTGATATCCGCCTCGGGCCTACCCTCTCGGCGTCTCGGAAAAGACCACGAACGGGCCGGCTCCATCGACGGGCGCAGCCTCGGCAGGATCGGCGTGATGCCCGAGCCGAAAGCTCACGCAGTCCTCGAGGTTGTGCAGTACGAGCGTGCCTCCCGCCCGGCGGCGCGTCTTGCCGCTGGCGTCGAGTTCGCCAATCAGCATCCACAAGCGCGGGCCGCGTTCGGCGTTGAAGCATTCGCCCGACTTGAGCGTGACCGTAACGGCGGTGCCCACGGGCTGGGCGTGGATTTCGGAAATGGGATGAGTGTCTGTCATCCCGCGACCCTACCAACCCTCGGCCCTGCCCGCCATAGGGCGAAGTTTCCGTGAATACATTGGGATGGAGGAGTGGCTTGAGCGAGCAGGTAAGCAGCGCCGGGCGTCGCGTGCACTTCGACCCCACCATCAACCTCGGCCACGTCATCACGGCGGTGACCATGCTGGTGGCCGGCTCGATCGCCTGGGCCACGCTCGACAGCCGCGTGAGCAGCCTCGAGCGGAGCGTCCAGGAAGAGAAGACGACACGCCGCGACGGCGATACCGGCATCGAGGTGCGGTTCATGCGTGAGGTGACGACGCAGCGGGCGCACATGGACCAGACGCAGGTGCGCGTCGCCGACGACATCCGCGAGATCAAGACCCTGATGCGCGACGGCTTCCGCGATCTGGACACCAAGCTAGAACGCAAGATCGACAAGCCGAACCGATAGGTGGACGACCATGATCGACTGGCGCGACCGCATCAGCATCATCGGGCAGATCAGCGTCAGCGTGGTCGTCATAGGCGGCTTCATCGCGACGCGCGTGCTCATGATCTTTGTCGAAATATTGCCCGCCAATCAGCGGAGTGCCGACGCCTTTGATGGCGCTCTGATCGGCGCGTTCGCCGCCACTGTCGGCTTCTGGATCGGCAGCAGCGCGGGCTCCCAGAAGGCCAACGCCACCATCGCCGCCACGGCCAAGGACGCCGCCGCTGCTGCCGCCACTGTTGCAACCGCTGCCGCCGCAAAGGTGCCCTAGCCGGGCGAACGCCGTTCGCGCGCTGTTGAGCCAGCCTTCGACGCTCCCGGTGGCGATGACGCCACCTGCCGCTAACCGGCCGGCTGCGCCGGCCTCGAGGAAAACACCATGATCGATCACGCCCGCTTCTTCGCGGCCGCCCGCGCTCGCCCGTTCGGCGGCAGCATGACCCAGCCCCAGGTCGACGGCTGCACGATCATCCTCAACGGCTGGGCGAAGCGCGGGCTCACCGATCTGCGCTGGCTCGCCTACATGCTGGCCACCACCAAGCACGAGACGGCGCACACGATGCAGCCGATCGAGGAGTATGGGCTCGGCGCCGCCCATTCCTACGGCGCCGTCGATCCCGCGACGGGCAAGGCCTACTATGGTCGCGGCTACGTCCAGCTCACCTGGAAGCAGAACTACCAGCGCATGTCGACTCTGGTTGGCGCCGACCTGGTCACCCATCCCGAGTTGGCGCTGCGGCCTGCAATCGCCGCCGAGATCCTGTTCGAGGGCATGGAGAAGGGCCTGTTCACCGGCGTCGGCCTGCCGCGCTACTTCAGCGCCACGGCCGACGATCCGCTGAACGCGCGGCGCATCATCAACGGCACCGACAGGGCGCCGGAGATCGCGGCCATCCATCGGGCGTTCCTCGAGGCGCTGCAGTGATCGCCTCCGCGCTTTCGGTGCTGGGCTTCGCCCGCCGCCATTGGGCGCTGGTGCTGCTCGCCGGCGTCGCCCTGTGGGGTGGCTGGCAATACCTCGGCCGCACCGAGGCCGAGGCCGCGCTCGCCGCCCAAAAGCTGCAGATCGAGGTCGACGCCAACGCCACGTGGCTCGAACTCGAGGACAAGCGCCAGGCGTTCGAGGCCGAGGTGCGCGCCGGCTTCGCGGCCCTCTCTGCCGAGGTCGCCCAACAGCGGGCCGACAATGCCGCCTTCCAGGCAAAGGTGAACGCCAATGCTAATTCGAAACGCGCTCTCGATCCTGTTGAGCGTGCCGCTCTCGGGATGCTTTCAAGGCCTGGTGGTGACAAAGCCGGTGGGGGTGACGGTCGACCTGCCGCCGAATCTCCGCCAGTGCGATAGCGGCGACACCACCGACCCTGCCACCATGATATCGGTCGGCGACCTCCTCATCGGCTACGGTATCGAGCGCACCGGCCGGGCCGCCGAGAAGGCGTGCCACCGCGAGGCGGTGCGCCTCATCGACGTGCACAACGCCGCGATGACGAGCGGCAGGCTGGCGGCGAAATGAGCGCCGTGCTCCTGGCCGTGGTCGGCATGGTCTTCGCGATCGCCGGGCTGGTGATGGCGTTCCTGTGGCTGATGTGCCGCGGCCGGGGCCTCGATGCGGTGGCCGCGCGGCCGGCGTTCGTGGCGGCCGTCGTGCTGCTGGTCCTGGCGGTGCTGTCGATCGGCTCGGCCTTCGCCCACGGCGATGCCCAATGGATCGCCGACAACAAGCGCTATGTCGACGAGAGCGGCGCGCACTGCTGCGGCGTCGCCGATTGCCGGCGCGAGCAGGCGGTCAAGTTCCGCGAGGCGCCCGAGGGCGTCTATGTCGCGACCGGAGCAGGTGACGAGGTCCTGGTGCCGCGTCGCCTGGTGGGGCGCGGCCTCTATCCGTCGATCGACGACGACTGGTGGATCTGCATTCGCGGCGGCGTGGTGCGCTGCGTCTTTAAACCGGCGACCGGCACCTAGCCGGAGCCCACGAGCTCGACGATGCCCGAGGGGCGCCGTCGAGATGCCCGTCTCCGGCCTGCGAAGGTCGGTGGGCGTTTCCTCCCTAAACTTGAACGCCCGCCGGGAGTGATCCCGGCGGGCGCTTTTTTGCGTTCTGGGCTTCGTATCGCAAGGCCCTGGCGCGGCTGCCTACTTTTTCTTGGGCGGCCGCTGAGTGAGGGCCGAGCCCGCCAGTTTCCGGATCTGCGGCTTCGTCAGCGAGCCCGGGCTTTTCAGGCCCTTCGCCGCGATAGAGCCGATGCTTTTGCCGGTTCGCTCGTTCTTTGCCATCTTAGGTCTCCTTGGTGAGTGCCCGTTTCCCCTGTTTATCGTTGGCGAAAATCTAGCACAGGCGCGCGGCGGCGGAAATGTGGGCTATGCTCGCGACCATGCCCTCGAGGATCGAAGCCCAGGCGCAGCAGCTCGTCGATGCGCTCTATGCTCTGACCGCCGGCCGCCCGATGCAGTATCGGTCGATCGGCAGCGTCGGTGAGCGGGCCCGCGTGCGGGACGAGAATGCGCTGAAGAGCGCGATCGAGTTCGGCCGGGATCGGGGCTGGCTGGAGATCGTGGATGGGCACAGCGTGTGTCTGACGGATGCGGGACGACAGCGCGCCGGGGAGTCGACGGGGCGCGCGCGGTCCAAGCCGTAGAAACACTGAGACCGGCATCGCCCTCTCAAGGCTAAAACACGGGTTCGAATCCCGTAGGGAGCGCCAAGCCGGAAAGCCCTGTATTGCTGCATTAAATCCCACTTTCGTGGGCCGCTATGGGCTGTGGAAAAGTGGCCCGAAATGGACCCGGATGGACCGGAATTGACCGGGTTGCCGGGGTAATTCCGGGGCAGTGTTCCGATATCGTTCCCAGCATGCGCAAGGCCACCGGCCACGACAACCTGCACACGCTGGACAGCCACGGCGGCCCGCTCGGCATCGCGTGCCGCTGCGGCCGGCGCGGGCTGATCTCGGGCGAGGCGTTGGGCGCGCGCGGCAACATGAAGGGCATCCGGTCGCTGCGCTTCGTCTGCCGGGAATGCGGCTCGCGCGACTGGACGGGCTACCTCTTCCATCGCGATGAAGATGCGCTGGGCTGGGCGCGCGGCGACGGCTGATGGATCACGCCGTCTTTTTCTCGGGTGCGTCAGTGGATGGGTGCGGGCTTGCCACCGCCCGCCCGGCCTCGCTTTGCTCGGCCGCCGCCGCCGTCATCACCGTGCCGAAATGGCGGCCTGGGATGGCCTCGGGCTTGACCGACTGGTAGCGGTGAAGGCTGCGCGGATCGAGCCACACGCCCAGTTCCGCGGCCTTCTTGTCGGGGATGTCCTGGGCGGCCGTCGCCAGCGCGTGGCGGCTGAGATGGGGCGTGTAGTGGACGCCGGCGCGCTGCTTCGCCCGCTTCAGCCAGGGATAGACGCCGCGATCGGTCGTCCAGGGAAACAGCCGGCCGGTCTTGTCGGCCTCGGGCAGGTTGGCCAGCAGGGCCACGGTCGCCGGCGAGATCGGCACCAGGGCGAGCTCGTCGCTCTTGGGAACGGTGACGCCGATGCGGCCGTCGCCGAGGAAGATGCGCGGCCATTCGATGCCGAGCGTGTGCCCGAGGCGCAGGCCGGTGTCATAGAGGATGGCCAGCAGGATCTTCTTGTAGGCGAGGTGCGGGTCGACGCCACCAGCGTTGCGATACTGCGGCGCCAGTTCCTCGGGCGGGTCCTCGATGTGCCGGAACAGCAGCGCCATCGTCTCGTCGGTCGCCGGCTGGCGGCTGGATTTCCGGCTCTCCTGAAACTTCTCGATCGGCTGATAGTCGCACCACCTGTTCCTGGCGGCATAGTGCAGCACGGCAGCCGCGGGCCCGATCACGAAACGGTTCTTGGTCGAGTCGGCCCGGCCGGGCTTCAGTGCATTGGCGGCGCCCACCAGGTGGGCGTGGGTGAGCGTGCGGCAGTCGTCGTTGTCGCAGAAGTAGCCGGCCACGGCATCGACCTTGCGGATGTCCTGCCGGCTGAGGTGTGGGTTGGCGGCCTTGTAGGCCTCGGCGGCGCGAGGAAAGCCTACCGTCTCTCCGGCGCCGGGAACGCGACGACGCGCGAGCTCGCCGAAGTATTCTTCAGCGAACGTCTCAGCGCCGCGGCGAGTCTCCGCTCCTGTCGATCTCTCTCGGTCGCGGCCGTTCTCGGTCCATCGAATGTACCAGCAGGGCCCGCGCTTTCCGGGCGGCTGGAGCTTGTACTGCATGGCGCGCGTTCCTTGGCCTCGAGGTGCTTGAGGTCCTCTTCGGTGAGACGGGCGGCCCGCCCCCTGCCGATCGGGGCGATACTGTGGGCGGCCAGCCGGCGCTTCAAGTGGCGAAGCGACCACTGCATGCGGTCGGCGGCCTGGGGGAGGGTGAGGCGGTCGGCTTCGCTCATGCCGCCCTCGTGTTCGGCGATCGTCCGCCCCAGTCCCAGAATCCCTGCGCGCCGCGCGACGGCACCAGCGGCTCGAAATGCTCGATCGCGGTGAGCGGCCAGGCATAGTTGCTCTGCTCGATCCGGCCGCTGTCGGACGTGAACGCCTCGGGCCACAGCGTGCTGGCAAGCACGGGCTCGCCGAGGATCGCGGTGCCGAGGCCGTGCTTGCGCGGGAACATCTTCGGCTCGCGCAACGCGCGCTCGAGGATGGGCGTGGCGATGTCGGCAAGAAGTCCGGTGAGGGGTGCCGCGGCAGGATCCTGCAGCCGCTGGAGGAGGTGCCTGATCTCGATCGGCTCCATCATCGGCGCGCCGGCGTGGATCACGATGCGCTGGCCGACAATTGAGCGCCAGGCCGCCCAGCTGCGGAATTCGTAGGGCTTGGCGCCGGCCATGATCAGCGATGCCCACGGTTGCCAAATGGTGAGGGCTTTCATTGGTTGGCGATCTCCAGCAGCACGTCAGCGTGGCACTGCTGGTCGAGCGGGCACCAGCAGGCGAGGTTCTTCCCGCGTAGCTCCCGCCGCGCGCGCTCAGCAAACTCATGCCCGACGGCCGTACTGGTCAGGTGAGCATAGAACAGCTGGGCCAGGCGCTGCCGGTCTCCGTCACCGTCCTTGCCGGCCTGATACGGATTGCCGAACGCAGTGGAGCGATCGACCTTCACCGTGTTCTCGGGCATGCGCCAGCCCTTGCGGCGCGAGAGCTGGATGCGGATGGGGCGGTCGCTCACGTCGGGAACTCCCGGTGCAGGCGGCCGTCGAGCTCGGCGCCGGCGGCTTTCTTGCCGACGTACTGCCATGACGGCTCGGTTGGTTGGGCGGCCTGCCACCGCTCTGGCGGCCCGAGCGGGAGATAATCGCCCCACTGTTTGAAGAAGAACGGCACCTCGGCCAGGGCGCACTGGTCGCGCAGGCCGCGCACCCAGCCGGGATGCATTGGCCGCGAAAGCTTCCCGCCGGATTCGCCGCCGGCGATCACCCAGTCGAGGCGTGGCGTCGCGATGTTCTCGGCGGGGGTCGTCTTTGGATCGTTCCAGGGCAGCGGGGTGTCGTCTTCGGTGGCGAGCTGGTCCTCGTCGGCATGCGTGACGATGAACAGGTAGGGCAGAAGATCGATCGGCCCCAGCAGCGGCTCGGCCGAGATGAAGCGTCGTGTGGCCGGCGTGCCCAGCAGGTAGGGGATGCGTGCGTCGGCGGTCGCCTGGTCCTCGGTCGAGACGCCCAGCCAGACGTTGGGCAGGGGCCAGGCGAACTGGCGACACTTCAGGCGCCCATTGGCGTCCCACAGCGCATCGTTGTCGGTGTCGGTCATCTTTGGCACCATCTCGAAGATGGAATCGCAGGCCTGCTCGACCTGGTGGAAGCGTCCGGTTTCACCGCCGGCCGGAATGTCGATGATGCCGGCCTTGCCGAGGTCGAGACGCTGCGCCGGCGTGGCCTGCCAGCGTTCCTCGAACCACGCCAGCATCCGCTCCGGCCGTTTGGTGAGGATCTGGAAAGTGTGCTGTGGGCAGAGCGCCATCACGGCAAAGACGCGATCGATGGTCTCGTCGGGCAGCGCCTCGTGGAAGAGGTCGCTCATCGAGTTGACGAAGATGCGGCGCGGCTTCTTCCAGTACAGCGGCTGCAGCAGCACGTCGTTCGGCGCCGCGGCCAGCACACCGGTCCATCGGCCGCCGTGCGGCGTGCGTTCGGCCAGACCGTGGAACGGCTGGCCGGGCCCGGAGAAGCGCGCGGCGATCTTCTCGGCATAGCAGCCGCCCTGGTGATTGGCGCCGCCGCAGCCCGGCGAGACGCGGCTGCAACCGCGCACCGGGTTCCAGGTGGCGTCGGTCCACTCGATCGAGGTGGTGCTGCTCATGGCGCCCTCAATCGATGAACAGCCGGAGATCGTAGGCGCGCGGGCCTTCCATCTTGCCTGGCGGGAACTCCTGCAGCTCGCGCTCGAAGGCCGTGTTGTCGGCGTCGCGGTGAACGGCGATGCGGGTCACCAGCACCTGGCACTCGACGCCGCCTTCGGTCACGCCGCGCCACACGCGCGCGGGGATCTTTCCGCCGTCGCGGGTTTCCACAGTGACCATCTGGTCGGTGTTCTCTATCGTGATGCGCATACAATTACCTCCGATCAGACAGATGAGGGCGGCGCACAATCCGGTGCGGCCGCCGGTTCGGCGTTGCCGATGCGCACCCAGCCCGCTTCGGAGTCGACGCTGCCGCGCGTGGCAATCTTTTCGACGCCGACCGTGGCGATGTCAGCCGGCCGCCAGACCAGTTCGCAGCCGTGACAGAGGTGGCTGCGGTGCGGCGGGTTGGTCCAGTCGCGTGCCGGATCGGGCGCATCGACGTGCTGCAGGCCGCAGCGCGGGCAGTGGAGGACCATCGGCAGCGGCTCGCGCGCCTCGGCGATCGTCTGCCAGTGGCGTTTCTCGCGCAGCACCATTTCATGCACGCGCTCGTCGATCATCGGGCGGGTGTGGCGCTGGGTAGTGTCGGTCATCACACCATCCCCAGTGCATGCTTGTAGGTGTCGAGCAGGGTCTCCTGCTCGGCGCGGTCGGCGGCGTCCATCCGGCGGAGCGCGACCAGCTTGCGGATCGTCTTCGTGTCGTAGCCGTCGCCCTTGGCCTCGCTGTAGACGTCCTTGATGTCGCCGCCGATGGCCTTGTGCTCCTCGGCGAGCTTCTCGATGCGTTCGACGAATGCGGGAAGGCGGCCGACGTTCATGCGGCTGGGATCGTTGGGCGCGGTGCCGGCGGGCTGCTGCAGGTCGAGCTCGGGCGTCGTGTTGTCGGCCGGCGTGACCTGGCGATCGGCGGCGGGGATGGTGGCCGCGGGCTCTACCGGATCGCGCCGGTCGAGATGGGTGGGGATCGCGAGGTCGTCGGTCACGCCCGCACCGTGTCGTCGAGGTCGGCCAAGGTGGCGATCGCCAGCCGTGCGACCCGGTCGCTGGGGTGCATGACGAAGGGCGCCACCGCGAGGCGGCCGGCGCTGGCGTCGAGGGCGCGTTCGCGGAAGAGGCGACGGATTTCCCAGACGCGCTGGGTTGCCTGTTGCAGCGGCATGGGCTCGATCGGCAACGGGAAGACGGTCGTGTTGGCGTGGGTCAAAGGCCGATCTCCTGCTGACGGTCGTCCTGCTCGTCCGGCCCCGTCGGCATGCCCGGGTCCTCGCCGCTTCCCGCCCAGGGCAGGGCGCGCAGCGTGGCGGTGGGGATCCTGACGAGTCGGTTCTGGCGATCGCGCAGGCGCCACGGGTAGACGGCGAAGACGCCCTGCCGCCCCACGGTCTCGCGCACGGTGATCTTGCCCTTGCCGGTGCGGGCGACCAGGACGACGACCTGCGGCTGCTGTCGGGGGTTGTCGGCGTTGAGGTGGGCGAGCTGCTCGCCGCCGGCGGCGGGCGCGGGGGCGAGTCCGCCGAGCTCGGCCTGGTCGGGGCGCGACATCAGAGGCCACCCTCGGCAAAGCCCGCGAGGGTCAGTTGATCGCCATCCTCGCGCCGTGCATCGCGGACGATCGGGAAGGGCAGTGTCGGCGGCTGCTCGTCGCGCTTGAGATAGTGCGCGAGATCGGCGAGGTGCTTGAAGCGCGCGACCTCCTTGCCGAGCTCGTCCATCGCGATCAGCGGCAGCTCGTGCGTGTGATCGACGCGCAGGAAGACCGGCGGCAGCGGGCGGACGGGGAAAGACGATGACCTGTCCGGATGGTCGACGGCCACCAAGCGTACAGGCGCGCCGAGGCGATGCGGAGCATCGCCAGGCGCGCCGTATTTTTCGGGATGGGCGGCCGACATGGTCAGGCGCACTCCCCGATGATCTCGCGCTCGAGGCACGCCATCTTGTCGTCGTCGCCGACGACGTCGCCGTGCAGCGCGACGATCCACCACCGTTCGCCTTTATGCTTCGGCGGAATGAGCGTCGCGTGCAGCGCCCGCGCGGTGCAGATCTCCAGCGGGCCGGAGACCTTGTGCACGACGCCCGGCGCGGCGGGTTCGCTCAGTCTTCCGCGACGATGGTTCGCCGGCTGGCCGTCGGTCGTTGCGCGCCAGTAGGCGAGTTTCACGCCCTCGCGTTGAAGCTGAGCGGCTCGATCGCGCGCGGGCTGAGGCAGCTTGGCAAGGAAGTAGGCGAGCGCGGCTGCCCAATAAGAGCCGTAGCCGGAGCCGTAGCCGGAGCCGTCGCCGGAGCCGTAGCCGGAGCCGTCGCCGGAGCCGGAGCCGTCGCCGGAGCCGGAGCCGTCGCCGTCGCCGTCGCCGGAGCCGGAGCCGTCGCCGTCGCCGGAGCCGTAGCCGGAGCCGTAGCCGTAGCCGTAGCCGTAGCCGGAGCCGGAGCCGTAGCCGTAGCCGTCGCCGGAGCCGTAGCCGTAGCCGTAGCCGTAGCCGTAGCCGTAGCCGTAGCCGTAGCCGGAGCCGGAGCCGTAGCCGTAGCCGTCGCCGGAGCCGTCGCCGGAGCCGGAGCCGTAGCCGGAGCCGGAGCCGGAGCCGGAGCCGGAGCCGTAGCCGGAGCCGTAGCCGGAGCCGTAGCCGGAGCCGTAGCCGTAGCCGTCGCCGGAGCCGTAGCCGGAGCCGTAGCCGTAGCCGTAGCCGTAGCCGTAGCCGTCGCCGTAGCCGGAGCCGTAGCCGTCGCCGGCGAATGCGGCGGGCACCGCGCCCCGGAGCACGGTCGCGGTGACTGGCGTCACCGCGACCAAGGCGCCGCCTCCCATGCCTTCACGGCCGGCGGCGATACCTCGGCGACGCAGGTGATGTCGCGCAGTTCGATGTCGGCGGCGGGGCCGATCTTGCACGAAGCGCCGGGCCCGGATGAGGCGAGGCCGAGGAAGCCGCGGGTGCCGGCATCCCAATAGATGCAGTTGCGTGCGGCGCGGAGCTTGATGGTCGCGCCGTCGGTCTTCGTCGTGTAGCCGAAGAACACGCCGCGGTGTGCGGTGGTGACCAGAACGGCCCGGTCTTTCGCCTTTGCCTTTGCCATTGAAAACGATCTCCCGTTGGATTGGTACGCAGTGGTGACGCTCAGAACTTGCGGGCGGGTGCGATGCTCATTGGCCGAGCCTTCCGCCGACGAGGCCGGGGTGGCGATCGGGCGGCGGGGCGGAACCGGGGCGCGGTGTCACCAGTCCGCCGACGTCGAACGACTCCCAGCAATCGCGCATGGTCTCGCCCGACAGCGCCGGCAGACCGGACCGCACGCGGAGGGCGTTGACGAAGGCGACATAGCCGTCGTCGTCGAACCTCGGCATCGGGGGGCGTCGGAGAGCGGCGGCGCTCATCACGCCACCATCTCGGCGACGCCGGAGATGCGGCGAGCCTCGGTGAACAGCTCGGCGATCTCCTCGCGCGTGAAGCCCTTGAGGTCTTCCTCGGTGACGCAGCCGTTCGACGAGTAGGCGCGCGCGATCTCGGCGGCCATGCGGGCGCGGACGCGGGTGCGCGGCTCGGGCTTCGGCATCGTCATGAACGGCGCGAGGGCGGATTGCAGCGCCGGGCGGCGCAGCGTGCCGTCGAGCGCCAGGCCGGCGATGAAGGATTCCAGGCGGGGCGGGGTGGCGGCGAGGCGGCGGGCGGTGGCGACGATGGCGGTGTCGAACAAGTCCGCCGCTTCGGCGGACTGGGATTGCGTACCGATGTCGAGGCCGACCAGGTCGTCGAGGTGGGTGGTTTGCATCGGGGCCCTGGTGTTCCCGCCCGCCGTCGTTGGGGGCGACGGCGGGCGGGTGTCCAAACGACCGGCACGGACGGGAGGCTGTCGTTACGGCGCTCGGGGAGGAGCACGCTCAGCCGACCGTCCGGTTCCGCTGCCGGATCGACCCACACCACGTGGGGCGACGGCCAGCAGGTTAATTAACAGTTAATCCACAGTCAACCAAAAATTAACCCGCAATCAACGACCTACCTGTTTGATTGATGGTCCGGAGGCAAAAGGGTCGACGCCGTCGGCGATTACATCCGCGGGCGAATCTCAGCGATCCTGTAGGCCTTGGACCACTTCCGGCGCGATAGCTGGAAGTCTTGTTCCGGGTTGAGCTGGCGAACCCGCCAGACATCTCCGCTGGCCCGCAGCAGCCGCTTTACCAAGGCGTACATGATCCCGTCCGCCGCCTGATGGATGAACACGCAATCAGCGCCGGGGAGCAGGGGCATCGCGGGATTGATGATGACCTGGTCGCCCTGGGCCAGCCGCTCGAGCATGCTGTTGCCGACGACATGGAAGGCCCAGGGATTGGGGACGTTGGCGGTCCGCTCCGAGCGTCGAATGTAGTCGATCGGCTCGGCGGTGATAATCATCGCGCCCTCGGCGTCGGCCTCTCCGTCGCCGGCGGCAGCGCTTGCCCACACCGGGATATCGGGCCGGTCGAACTGGATCTGCGGGGACGGAGGCGGCACGACGCGCGGCGGCGGCGACTGTGGGGGAGCATCGAATAGGGCTGGCTGATCGGACATGCCGGAGCGGCCCGGAATTTCGCCAGCCGCCAACGCTCTTACCATCTCGGGGTCCAGGTCAAGCAGCTGCGCCAGCCTGGATTGCTTGCGCTGATCGGGTACGTTCTTGCCCGACTCCCATTGATTTACGGCCGACTTGGTCACTCCGAATTTTCGACCCAATTCGACCTGATCCCAGCCCTTCGCTTCTCGGGCGGCCTTGATGCGTTTGCCCAGTTCAATCGACATAGGTCCATTATCGCTTGACCTGTGGTTAACTGGCTGAGCATTGTAGATTGACTGTTGGTTAATCATTAATTAACCTCTGCGGTCATGAACACGACCGGCATGGACAAAGCTCGCGAGGCGGCAGGCGGCAAAGACGTTGATATTGCCCGTCTGCTCGACATTTCGCCCGCGGCCGTCAGCCGTTGGGATGGTGTCGTGCCGCCCAACCGCGCGATCGAGATCGAGGAGAAGACCGAAGGCAAGGTCACTCGATACGACATTCGGCCTGACTACTTCGGTGCGCCCCCGGCGGCAGCGCAGATGACGAAGAAGGCGAGGGTGGCGTGACATGACCAAGCGCAAATCCACCTCCACCGATTATTTGCGCGACGTCGCACTGCTCGCCGCCCGCGGCAGCTTCGGCTTCCGGCGCCATCGGGTCGCTGATGTGATCAATCGCGCCAAGACATTCGAGGCCTGGCTGAAGCCGTTCCAGCAGGCGGACTATGCGGGATGGCTCCTCGCGAAACGCGCGCTCACGCTCGCCGTCGAGGACAGCCGGTTCGATCGCGGCCAGCGCCAGTCCCGTGCCCACGACACGCGCACCGTGCTGCGGCGGGCTGAAGCCTATCGTGCCTTTCTGGTGGCCGCCTGATGGTGCGCCCGAGCCGTCGCCATCTCGCGCGCGTCCTTGCGCATTTTCGACACGCCGCCACGCAGCGCGATCTGAAACAGGACTTCCTGCAGGTTCTCGACGGCTTGCTGGGGTTCCGTGTCGGCATCGCAAAGACCGGCTGCCAGCGTGGCGGCAATCAGCGTCTCGCGGTCGACCGGGTTCATCGCTTCGGACATTCAACTCTCCATGGTTGTGTTGCAGCTCCATGGTGGGGCAGTGGGCCGGCGGACGTCGAGTCCGTCGGCCTGCTGTCTTCTCAACAGCCCTGTGAATTGCGGGCGAAGGCGAGGGCGGCGTGAGGCGGCACCTATTCATTGGCGCCGCCGCGGCCCACGCGCTGGCTGCCGGGGTTGTACCGACGGGCGAGAACGTCGAGAGCGCTGTCGAACCCGCTCTATGGTTCCTCGGTTTCGGAATCGCTGGTCGGCAAGTGGGGCAACCCCGAAGCGCCGCAGCGCATCGGCCTGCACCAGGCGATGGCGATCGAGACGCTGCTGATCAAGACAGGCCACGCGCCGATCTTTGGCGAGCTGTTCGCGCGCCTGGTGCCGCACGATCCCGAGGGCGAGCGCGAATCGCCGGTCGTCGGCGCCATGCGCACCACCAGCGAGGCGGCGCAGCTGATGGACAAGGTCGACCGCGCCATGGCCGACGGCCACATCCAGCCACACGAGCTGATCCCGCTGCGCGCCGCCGTCGAGCGGCTGCAGAAGCGGGTCGCGAAGTTCAAACGCAGCCTGTTTTTCAAACCACCGCCGAAGAAAACCTGAGGCCGCTACGGCGGCGCGAGCTGGGGGCTCCGATGACCAAACGTCTACGACCCGTGAACCGGAAACATGGGCAGCTGATGCAGCGCGCGAAGTGTGCCGCGCCGGGGCAGCGGCAGAGCCGAGGCCGCGAGCTGGTGCGCTACGTCGCCCGGTTGATGGCGCCGCGGGTGGTGAAGGCGCGGGGGCTGCAGTGGTGAACGTCGCCCCTGTTTCACGGGAAGCATTGCCCGCAGGCCATACGGCCAATCCGGTGCCCGTAACCGGGCACCCGCGGCGCTATCGCTCGCCGTATCGCACGGCCAAGGCTCTCGCCACCCAGAAGCGGGTCATCGAGGCCGCCCTGGATTTCATGGCCGAGGGCCATTTCCGCGTGTCGTCGGGCTTCATCACCGAGCGGGCCGGGGTGCATCGCGGCACCATCAACTACTACTGGGGCCACGAGACCCTGTTCTACCGGGCACTGGCGCGCGAGCACTGGGAGCGGGTGGCGGAGTGCCTGCCGTTCGAGCTGGGCATCTGCGACTTCGGCGGCCAGTTCGCCAAGGCGGCGGTGTGGGCGGTGCTGGTGGGCGAACCGAGGGAAATCTCGTGAACGCCTCCGGCCTCACCTTCCGCCCCGGCGCCGGCCGCGCCAAGGGCTTCGACGCCAACGTCCAGGCCATCGCCTCGGCCGCGCACCTCAGGGGCGTGGTGCTGATGCGGCAGGACCAGGTGGTGGGCGCCCTCGAGGCGGCCGAACTCTGCCGGCAACTGCGCCTCGCGCATGAGACGACGCGCGGGGATGCGGGGAAGCACGATCATGTCGAGCGCCTGGCGAACGGGATTGCGCTGAAGCTCGGCGCGCGCGGCAGCGTCCAGGTGTCTCGCCTGTGTTGGAACTTGCTGCAGGGGTACGGCACGGCGAAGCGGAGGGGCAAGGTCCGATGAAAGTCATCCGCCCGCCCGTTCAACCAAATCCGCGCATCAACTGGCGCGCGTGGATCGCTGCCGGCACCGTCGTGCCGCCGCGCGATTCGCGGTCGCCACGCCCCTCGTGGACCGCCTTCTTCTTTGTCACCGGCATGATCTCGCTGATGGCGGGCGTCGCGATCGCCGAGGCGCTGCGGTGATGAAGCCCGCACGACCGCGCTTCACCGAGGCGGATGCCGATCGCGCCAACGAGGTGTGGGGCAGCAACTGCGGTCCCGGCGCCATTGCCGCGATCACCAACATGACGCTCGACGAGCTGCGGCCGCACCTCGGCGACTTCGAGCAGAAGCACTACACCAACCCGACACTGATGTTCGACATCCTGCGCCGTCTCGGTGTGGCTTGGCAGCGGCGGCAGGACAAGGAGTGGCCCGATTGGGGCCTGGTGCGCATCCAGTGGGAAGGGCCATGGACGAAGCCCGGCGTGCCGCCGCGCGTGGCCTACCGCCACACGCATTGGGTCGGTTGCTGCCGGCACGAGGCCGAGATCGGCATCTTCGACATCAACTGCATGGCGTCGCACGGCTGGGTGTCTCGGAAGGCTTGGTCCGACATCGTCGTGCCGTGGCTGCTCGAGGAGTGCGTGCCCAAGGCGAGCGGTGGCTGGCACATCACGCATTCGATTGATGTGGCGAGGCCGGCATGATCGACGACGGCCTCTACATCGACAACTTCGCCGGCGGTGGCGGCGCCTCGACCGGGATCGAATGGGCCATCGGCCGCTCGCCCGACGTCGCGATCAACCACGATGCCGAGGCGGTGGCGCTGCATGCCGCCAACCATCCGAACACGCTGCACCTATGCCAGAACGTCTGGAAGGCCGACCCTCGCGAGGTGGTGCGCCAGGCGTCGGCCAAGCGCTGCGCCGAACTGGGCATCCCGTTCCGCGTGCTGCCCGTGCGCGGGCTCTGGTTCTCGCCGGACTGCAAGCACTTCAGCAAGGCCAAAGGCAGCAAGCCGGTCGACAAGGGCATCCGCGACCTCGCCTGGGTGGTGGTGCACTGGGTGAAGCTGGTGAAGCCCGACCAGGTCTGGCTGGAGAATGTCGAGGAGTTCAAGGACTGGGGCCCGCTGATCCTGACCGATGAGGGCAAGCGCGTGCCGTGCCCGCTGTCGAAGGGCGTCACCTTCAAGCGCTGGGTGCGCGAGCTGAAGAAACTGGGCGGCCGGGTCGAGCATCGCGAGCTGCGCGCCTTCCGCTACGGCACGCCGACCATCCGCAAGCGGCTGTTCGTGATCATCCGCTTCGACGGCAAGCCCATCGTGTGGCCGGCGCCGACGCACGACAAGCCGAACGCCGATGGCACGGTGCCCGGCGGGCTCGCGCCGTGGCGGACGGCGGCGGAGTGCATCGACTGGTCGATCCCGTGCCCGTCGATCTTCACGCGCACGAAGCCGCTGGCCGAGAACACGCTGAAGCGGATCACCCGCGGGGTGATGAGATACGTCGTCAATGCCGAGAAGCCGTTCATCGTCGGCGTCGGCGGGCGCATGGGGCAGAGTCCCGAGCGGCCGGTCGACGTGCCGATGCAGACGATCACCGCCAAGGGCGATTCGGCGGTGGTCGAACCGTTCATCGCCCGCATCGGGCAAACCGGCGGTGGCGGGAAATACGTCAACAGGATCGATGAGCCCGTCACCACGATCACCAGCAAGGCCGAGCACCTGCTGGTCGAACCGCTCGTGGCGCCGCTCACCCATCACGGCGGCGATCGCGCGCATCCGGTCGATGAACCGTTCAAGACGATCACCGCCGCCCATCGCGGCGAAATGGCGTTGATCGCGCCGCACATCACCAAGTTCCGCGCGAATTCGGACGGCCATCGAATCGACGAGCCGATGCACACGGTCACGGCCAACAGCTTCGTCAAGCGCCCGGGCGGCGCGGCGCCGATCGGGCTGGTGTCGGCGGTCCTCGTGCCTCGCTACGGCGAGCGGGAAGGCCAGGCCCCGCGCTCGAGGCCGGTAGACGAGCCCATGGCGTCGGTGGTGCCGACACAGAACGGCGCGTCGCTGGCCGGCGTCTTCACGGCGGGCGCCGGCGGCCCGACCTATGGCGGCAAGCCGGCACCGGTCGACCAGCCGATGAAAACGCAAACGACCGAGAACCATTCGGCCGTCGTGGCGGCGTTCCTTGCCCAGCACAACACCGGCAACGACGGCCACGCGGTCGAGGAGCCGGTCTCCACCATCGTTGGCAAGGGCTGCACCCAGGGTGTCGTGGCGGCCCATATCGTGCGGCAGTTCGGGACGTCGACCGGCGCACCGGCCGATGCACCCGTGGGGACGGTGATGACGGATGGCGGCGGCAAGGTCGCCGTCGCGGAATGCACGCTCTCGGAGTCCGACCTCGAGGGCGCGCAGCGGGTCGCAGCGTTCCTCCTGAAATACTACGGGCAGGGCGACGGCTCGCGCCTTGACGATCCAATGCACACCGTCACGACCAAGGACCGCTTCGGCCTGGTTACGGTGAACGGTTGGCCCATCGTCGACATCGGCCTGCGGATGCTCAGCCCGCGCGAGCTCTACCGCGCGCAGGGTTTCGGTGACGACTATAGGATCGACGTGCCGGGACCGACAGGGAAGCCCCTCACGAAGACGGCGCAGGTCCGCATGTGCGGCAATTCGGTGTGCCCGCCGATCGCGGCCGCCATCGTGCGGGCGAACGTCGCCAACGATGACGGCGCGGCGGAAGTCAGGGCGGCGGACTGATGTCAGCGCCTCTCGCCCAGCCATACCGGCCACAGGCCGCGCTTCTCCTGCCGCGCGAGTTGCTCCATCTCGACGTAGCTGAGGCTGAGCGCCGTGCTGCCGCCCACGATGTCCTCGAGGTAGAAGCCGTAGGCCATGCCGTGGGCGATCATGTAGCGGCCGGCGTCGGTGACCTTCACCAGGCAGGTCGCCACCCAGCGGCAGTAGCGATCGTATTTCAGCGGGTCGCAGCGGACCTTCTGGGCGTCGGTCGCCAGCAGCTGGGCCAGCGTGGCGCGGGCGGACATGCCGGCCACGGTCTCCTGCTTGTCCTTGTCGCGCAGCTCGGGCGCCTGGATGCCCCAGATCCGGATGTGCGGCTTGAGGCCGACGCCGGCCAGGGTGTCGCCGTCGATGGCGAAGGCGGTGCCCTCCCATTTCTGGGGCAGCGGCCCCATCTCGGCGACGCAGTCGCGCGGCTTGGCGGGCTGGGCGAGGGCGCTGCCGGTGACGGCGGCGAGGAGGAGCAGTGCGAGGGCCGGGAGCAGGCGAGCTTTCATCGGCGCAACCTGCCCGGGTTTTGCGGCGAGGTGAAGGCGTGACCGTTCGCATCCTCCTGGGCGACGTGCGCGAGCAGCTGAAGACGCTGGCCGACGAGAGCATCGATATGACGATGTTTAGCCCGCCCTACTTCCGGCAGCGTGACTACGGCATGCCCGGCCAGCTCGGCCAGGAGACGACACCGGGCGAGTTCGCCGACTCCCTGTCGGAAGTCTGCGATGAGGTGCGGCGTGTGCTGCGGCCGCGCGGTGTGCTGTGGCTGCAGATCGGCGACAGCTACGCCGCCGGCGGCAATGGCGGGGGGGGGCTCGCTGGTCGCCAAGCGGCGGCAATGGACCGGCGCGCACGAGCGCAAGGGATGGCGGCGACAGTCGCCGGGCTTCAAGGAAAAGGACATCACGCTCACGCCGTTCGTCGTGGCCGACACCTTGCGCGCCGATGGCTGGTACCTGCGCTCCACTATCATTTGGAACAAGCAGACGGCCACGGAGCCGCCGCGCCTGGATCGGCCGTCGACGGCGCACGAGTATCTGTTCCTGCTGTCGAAGCAGGAGCAATACGACGTGCGGGATCCGGGCGAGGCGTGGTTCCGGTCGACGGTGTGGACGATACGGCCGCAGCCGACGCATACCGGGCATCCCGCCGTCATGCCGGCCGAGCTCGCGCGGCGCTGCATCGTCTGCTCGACGAACGAAGGGCAGACCGTCCTAGACCCGTTCGGTGGATCCGGCACGACGGGGCTCGTCGCGAAGCGGCTGGGGCGTGACGCCGTGCTGATCGAACTCAACCCGGTCTATGCCGAGATCGCGCGCAAGCGCATCGATGGCGATTCGCCGCTGTTCGCGCCGGTGGCGGCATGAGCGACGCTCTCATGAAGTTGCCGGCGGGCTCCAAGGGAATTGGTGGCGCGCGGGGCTTTGCCCGGGAAGAGCATGACTTCTATCCGACGCCCGATGCGCTGATCGATCCGCTGATCGAGCGCTGGCGCTTTCATCTGGACAGTGGCGTGTGGGAGCCGGCGTGCGGCGATGGCGCCATCTGCAAGGCGCTGCAGCGTCACGGGCTGGCCTCGGTCGGCACCGACCTGGTCGATCGCGGCTATGGCGAGAGCCGCCGCGATTTCCTGATGGAGCTGAAGCCGGCGGAGATCGATGGCGTGGGTGTCGACGCCATCATCACCAATCCGCCGTTTCGGCTGTGGCGCGAGTTCGCGGCACATGCGCTCAGCCTGGACGTCGCCTTCGTGGCATTGCTGGGGCGGCTGCAGCTGCTCGAGGGCAAGCAAGTGTCGGCGCTGTTCGAGGAAAGCCACCTCACGTCGGTGATGGTGAGCGCGGGCCGCGTCAACATGCTGCCCGTCGTCGATGGCGTCAGGGCCGAGGACAAGGGCCACAACGGCATGATCGCCTGGGCGTGGTTCGTCTGGGTGCGCTATCGGGCGGTGCACGACCGTCCGACCATTGAGTGGTTCACGCCTGCGAGAGTGGTGCGATGACAAGGCACTTGCCGCCCAGCAAGGAACTCAACGTCCATGCCGCTGCGACGCAGCGGATGCTGGTCGACACACTCGTGCAGGAGAACTTCGCCGGTGCCGCGGCGTGGGAGATTCATGCGGCAGTGGCGGCCATCGGCCGGCTGCGGCCGGACCTCGGCATCATGGTCGACACCCACGCGCATGCTCGGCACATGTGGGAGTTCCCTCGGAACGATCTCTATTTCGCGCGGGTCTGCCGGCTGCTGAAGCTCTACGGCATCGGCAAGCAGTGGGGTGACGGGTGAGGGCCGCCGGCGTATCCTTCGCGAGGGGCACCAATGGCTCAGGACGACGGCAAGTTCTATCTCAGCACGAGTTTGCTGGAAGCGACGCACGGCTGTTCGCTCGGCAGTATCGGCGTGCTCATGGACCTAATCATGATCGCGTCGCAATCCGGCTCGAGCGCGATCCCCGTGAACGACAAGATGCTGGCCGAAATGGTCAAGACGCGGAGCGATCGGCGGAACGTCCGGAAGTGGTTCGACGAGCTGATCGAGCGCAAGCTCGTCACCGAGGTCGAGCCGGGACGCTATCTCATCGCGCCCGATCTCTGGGCGATGGACGTCGACACGCAGTAGGTCACGCTGCTGAGCACCGCCTTGCCGGAGAACCGGCATGAGCAGGCGCAAGTCGTTCGTCTACGACATGTTCCCGCAGGACTTCAACGACGGGGTCAAGGGCTTCAAGCCGGCAACGATCGGCATCTACATCATGCTGATCAACCTGATGCGCGTCGAAGGCGGGCCGCTGCCGCCGCGCCGGCTGAAGCTGCCGCGCGACGGGTTCGACGAATGGATCCGCGACAAGCTCAACCTGAAGAACGTCAAGACCTGGCTCAACGCCAAGGCCGAGCTGCTGGGAGATCCCGACAAGCTGGTCGAGATGGCCGACGGGCGCGTGGCCAATCCGCGGACCGAGCGCGACGTCGCCGGCAAGAAGACGGGCGGGCAGGAGCCTGGCGAGCAGAGCGGTGGCGGCGCCGGCGGCGGGCAGACGCACCTGCAGCTTGTGGGCAGTGCTGTGGATGGGCCTGTGCATGAGCGGGGAGAAGCGGCCGCATCGCCGGAAGTTATCGAAAACATTCGCGGAAGTTCTGCGGAAGTTCCGTCGATAGGACGACGCAAGCCCTTGAAATCACGCGCGATAGGGTGCGCCTCTCCTTCTCCCTGTATCCCTGTATCCCTTCATGAGGTTGCAGCTGCCTTGATGGTTGCCCCGCGCGCACGAGGCGACCCGGCGACCCTCCGAGCATGAGGCTCGGCAGGACGGTGGCGGCAACGGTTTCGGGCGGGTGAGGGCGGGATGGTCGAGCGAATTCTGACGGTGGAACTGGGCCTGGACGATCGGTCGACACGAGCCCGCACGCGCTTCGTCGACAAGGCTCCAGCGCCCAAGCCGCCGAGGGAGCCGGAGGTCGGTGACCCGTGGGAACCGCTGACGGTCAGAGCTCGGTTGCAGCGGGTGAACTGGGTGCTTCGGCAGGATCGTACCGTGAGGCCGCAGCAGGTGCGCTCGTGCATGCCAGAGCCGTTGCGCGAGGTGTTCAAGGACCTGCCCGGCGAGCCCATGCGGCGCGTGGTGCCCTCGGCCGACCAGGACGTGGTCAACCAGGTGCTGATCGATCTGCTGCGCTTCAAGGCCGATGACGAGGGCAAGGCGGTGATCTACGCCATCGTCGAGAAGACCAGCGGCGAGGACCTCGGCAAGACGCTGCACTGCTCGCCCAACCATGCGCGCACGCTGATGAAGCGCATGCTCGACAGGCTCGCCATCGACTGGAACACGCTGCCCTGGCGGCCCGATGCGAAGGACATCGAGCGCGCCAAGAAGCTCATCCACAGAAATATCAAATAGCCCGAGTTGCTCTTGCGGAGAATGCGGGTATCTTTCAGGCATCGTCGGATATAAACCCGGCACCCCATCACATACTGGTCAACAATGGCGCGCCTCGCGATGCTGCAGCCTCGCATTGCGACGCTCGACACGTCGTTGGCCGCCCCACCACCCAAGACGACCGATAGTTGGTACGGCACGCCCGAGCACAAGGCGTGGGCTGCTGAAGTCGTCAACAGAGCCGACGGCAAGTGCCAGGACCCACTGCACAAGGGGCCGCGTACCGGCCTGCGTTGCGTCGCTGATCACATCATCGAGAAGAAGGATGGTGGTGACCTGCTCGACGTGAGGAACGGGCTGTCGCGATGCTGGCCCTGCCACACCCGCAAGACCAACGCCGAGCGCGCCAAGCGCCAACGCGGTGAGAAGCCCTCATCTCGCTGAGGCGAGATGCATAGAGCCCACCCGCAACGGCGCCGCACCATGCGACCACGTCGCAAGGGGGAGGGGGGTCAAATCCCTAGAGCCCTGGGGGCGCCTACCGCGCGGGGTTCTCCCTTTT